CAAATTACATGAGGATTCACAAGCTGAATCTACTAGAAGCAAAAGAAATAACGAATGAATACTATGATAAAAAAGAGCAGAAAATACGAGTGGGTGCTGAGAGCAGCGAATGAGTTTTACGGGTTTGACATCTCTCAGAGATGCCGCAATAGACATTATGTGTACGCGAGACGTATGGTGATGGCATTCATAAAAGAATTTGACACCACTAGCCAATGGATTCAGATTGGTGGGTTATTCGGTGTAGACCACTCTACCGTCATCCATAACGTACGAATCCACGAGAGCGATATTGACCTGGCAAAGACGATGATTGCGTATCAACCCTATTTAACAGAGTATATCCGATTAAAGGATTATCTTTACAAAGCAGATCCACTCACAGATACAAAACCTCTATTCTCTCCTGAGAACCTAAAAGGATATGAGTGGTGGATTTAACCACAGACGGCTGTGAGAGGACGGATAAGGGACTTTCTACACAAAAAGGTATCAACCTACTACAACGTGAGGAAACACACTAAAATATACTTCTCCTACTTTGGGTATGATGAGAGTGATTTTATACCTTGTGAGTGTTGCTCCAGGAGGGCGGTGGATATTCACCACATAGATGCGAGAGGTATGGGTGGCGGCAAAGATGCGGATGTAATTGAAAACCTAATGGCGGTATGCAGATTGTGTCACGAAAAATACGGAGACAAAAAGGAGTACAAGGAATTTCTAAAACGTATTCACTCCCAAAAAATTCATAGGGGTAACTAAACCCAAAAAATCTATAGGGGGTACTTTAATTAAAAAATTCATAGGGGGTCAGCAGCCCCCTTTTTTCGTTGCCTGGTGTCGAAATGGTGTCACCTATTTTTGATCCTGTCCAGGTTGTCTGCAATTATTTATTGCCTCATTTCGTGACATAAATATGACAATTTTTTTTGTGGTGGTGTCAATATGATGTCGTTATCTTTGTGCTAACAAAATGACAAACATGAAAAAAGAAACATTTACAATTTATGGAGCTTTACTAGGTTTAGCCCTTATCATTGGAACGTGTATAGCGTTCTATTTTTACAACATTCAAAACATGCCACAATGAAAGATCTACTAAAAGAATACGCGGAACGATATTATTACCACGTTGAACATATGAGTAAATACGAATATTCAGATCGAATGTATTTTTTCCACGACGGCGCCGCAATGATCGCAAAACATGCATACGACCGCCTTAACTGGAAATTAGTAGCAACCGGACAAGTCAAAACATTTGCTCCACCACTAACAAAATAACAACATGAAAACAAGTAAACTACAGCGCAGAAAGTTGCTAGGTATGAGCTCTGCGAAAACTCAGAAAGGTGAAAAACTAGGATATTTAACGGGTATACTATATTTGGCGCCGGCAAAGATATCCGGGTTCGAGGTTTGCCCGAATAGATCCAAAGGATGCACAAAAGCTTGCCTATACGTCTCAGGACGTGGCGCGTTCAATAGCGTGCAAACGGCGCGTATTAATAAAACAAAGTATTTTAGAGAAAATAACGCGGAATTCATGTACAATATTGTAAAGGATATTGAGTCACTTATAAGAAAGGCAAAGCGCGAAAACATGATCCCATGTATACGTTTGAACGGAACCAGCGACCTACCTATTGAGAACTTTAAGTATAACGGCGCGCGGATATTAGATTTATTTCCGGACGTAAAATTCTACGATTACACCAAAAGTTATAAGCGTATGGCGCAATATTTGAACGGTGGGTTGCCGTCTAATTATCAATTAACTTTCAGCTTATCGGAAGACAATAAAAAACAAAGCTTTGACATATTGGAACGTGGTGGAAATATTGCCGCTGTATTTTCAGACCTTGACAAGGCAATTACAGACGGTTGGAACGGTTATAAGGTTATCAACGCGGATAAACACGATTTGAGATTTCTAGATGAAAAGAACGTAATTTGCGGGCTATCCTTTAAAGGAACAAAGGCAAACAAGCAGCAAGGTATCAAAGAAGGTTTTGTACTTAATTAATATAACATGAAACGGACTACAATAAGAGTATCAAGCGATTTACATAACGAACTATCCAGGATCGCGGCAAAGAATATGAGAAGTCTAAACAGTGAAATAAACAAGGCTCTCACAGAGTACACAGAAAAAGAAATCTTAATTGGCTTGAATGAGCTATAAAACAAAAACAACATGAACACAATAAACAACATGCGAACACACTACAACCTTAAGGTAACAAACAAACCACCACGCAAAGCGAAAGCAAACTACATACAAGCGTTACTAATTCTAGCAACTATAACGCTAGTAATAAGCGCGGCAATAACAGGAAGCCAACACGAATTAACAAGAGGGTATATAACAGCCGTTGCGTCTATGATCTATAGAAGGTAGACAGAAACAAACCCAACACAATAAGCCTAGTTAAACGCTAGGCTTTTTTGTTGCCCTAAATTAAAAGTTAAAAGACTCTAACAATATAAGTTAGGCTATTCTAACAATACATAACCGAATAGGCCACATAGCTAACAAACCACATAAAAACATATCTTGAGCCCTTTAAGAGCCCGATATAGCGACTTTCTCGCCTCGGTTGATACCTACCTACCATAAAGGATTAAAGTGGCTTAAACGGGCTTATTTGCAGCCATGTAATCCTGGCGAAAGAAATGTCACAGAAATGTCATAAAAGGGGGCCCCTCTGTCATCTTTTTGTCATATTGGTGGGTACTAACTCATATATTTTTTCAGTTTTGTTCTTAGGGCGTTTGTGTGCGTGTCCATTCATTGGAGGGTTGAGTGTACGGATCATTAGTTCCTCTTGTTGTTCTAGTTCTTCTCTAGTCATGTTAGAGCAGTCGAATGTGAGGAAGTATTGAAAGTCCAGGTTGTCGTTTCGGTAATGTTCTTTTAGTCTTCTTTGTAGGTTGTCTGATATCCCTATGTATATTAGCTTGTCTTTGGTGAATAGGTGATACATACCTCTTATTGCCGGGGCGTGGTAATATGATCTGTAATCTGCTCTTACGGGGTGTCCTATGGTGTTTCCGTTATGTGTATACGGTTTGCTGCGATAGGCTACTGCAAAATACTTGTACTCTATTACGAAGTCGCTGACCATTATGTTTCCAATTTTGTCGTCTCTCATATTATTTTTCTCAATTCTCCCTTAGGGCTTGAATCTCTCTACGAACTTGTCCTTGCCGTATGTGAACCACTTTGTTCCTCCGGCAAACTTGACTTTGATCTTGTGGTATTTGTCTTTATTTAGGGATACGAGTGCTTCACCGTTATTTATCTTTACCAGGCTAGGTGTGTTTGTGTATTCAAAGGGGATTTTGTGTTTCTTGAGTAGTTTTTCTGTTGCGTTTATACTTCTTTCGTTACGCCTTTGCTTTGCTTCTCGCATCATCTCCCATATGGTTTGCTCTCTTTGTTCTTCCATTTTTTGCTATTTCTCTTTAGGTGGGTTATATGTCTTCGCTCATAGTTCTTCTCCTGTGAGTGCGAAGTATAGGTTTTGAAGTTGGTGAACGTATTTGACATTCCTCATTGTTATTGTTTCTGAACCCCAAGACCCGTCCGAGTCCTTGTATATCGTAAAATCATAATCCACAAAACCCACACCCCCGCAATCGGTAAGCTGCTCACCTAGATACCAATATCCATCGCCATCACATGAGTAGTGATTAAACCCGAACCGCTTTAGCCATTCTTCGGTGAGAGGGATGGGATGCCAAAATTCAGGAGCACCATATATAATGTCGTGCATATCCCGCTCACTAATCGGCTTCTTCACCGATGCACTTTGGAATCTTTCTTCTATCCAATTACCTATACGTAGTTCCTCTGCTCTCATTGTTGTATTAGTTCTAGTGTCTTGCCTATGCCCAGAATTTCTTTCCATGCCGCCACTACTTCTCCATACTCATAGCTATCTTCGTTGTTGGTCACGTGTAGCGAATTTTGATATCTATCACTTCGCCTCACTTCTTCCACTCTCCGCTGTAACTCTGCCTCGAAGAAGTCAGACATTAGGCTAATGGCTGTCTTTGACATTGTGGGGCTAGTTCCTGCTGGGTGTACTTGCTGAAAGTACCAATCCTTCGCTCTCTGCTCTAATTCTTCTCTGTTCATAGTTGCCTGTTAAATTCCCTTATCATACCCCCAAGAGCCCCTATCCCTATCAAATAGGCTAAAAACCACTCTACTCCGCTCCCAAATACGTCATACAGGTCAGAAACAAGCCACAATGTAGCTACCATATACAGACCAACCCGATGCCAAGGCTTGAGCGGGATATCCCAGTTCTTACTCATATGCCATGTCTTCCAACCCATCTTCTTGTTGAGACGTAGGTTGAAGAATAGGGTACGAAAACTTACTGCGTAGAGGGCTGTAGAGGCTAGTAATTCAAGTCTCACACCCATCAGTAGGGATAAGTACCCCCACAAGATAATAGCCCACGCAGCGTAGAATATTTCCCCTGTCCGGTGAGAGACCTCATCTCCTTTCTTCATTGTCTTGGAGTCAATCCAAGTCTCTAGCTCGACTAGCAGCCACAGGAATATGGTGTAGCATACTAGGTATACAATTCCGTTGTTCATGATAACGCCATTAAGATTAATGCCCAAATTGTCAGCCCTAGAATAATCAATAGCGCTATTTCCTTGTTGTTTCTTCTGTTACTCATAGTCCTTCGTTTATTTGTCGGATTCGCTCCTGACATACATGTATGATTTTCTCGTAGTCCTCTTTGCGCGATTGAGACTTCTTATTCCTCAATACCCGCTTGACAATATCCGCATCCCAAGGATTCAGCTTATACTCAAGCCAAATATCCCAAGGTTGTATGCTATGCTCGGAGTAGTCTGAGTCTCCTACGCTGTAGCTGCGAATATCGTCAATAGGTTGTGCTTCTTCTAGTTTCATATCTCTTCGTATTGTTCTCGTTGTCCTCTGATAACCCAGCCACCGATAAAGCCGATTGCTATGAGTATCATGTATGTTGTGAATAGTGCTGTCATAGGTGTTTTTTATAGTAAGTGGATATATCTGTCACAACTTTCGGAATCTGCTCATATACACGCTCTAAAGTAGGTTTAGAGACATCCTGAGGTATCTTTATGACCTCATTCCCAACCCTTAGAGGCTGATATCGGTATGGATTGCCTACTCTACGTATAAATTCTACCCACGAATCCGTTACTTCTATACCCTCTTGTTGCAAAGCTAGTGCATATATCTGACATTGCCAATAATTTTCGTCAGAATATTGCAATTCTTTGTTCTTTCCTCCGGTTTTGTAGTCGATTATCGTGTTATAGTCAGTTGTGTCGATGTATCCCTTCACATAGAAGTCATTATACTCCAACCTAATCTCGACCTCGAAATCATCTAACCTGGTTACAGAACTGAGCGTATTCTGCTCTGAGAGGCTGAAATAAGCAAAATCACCCGTCTCTAGGGCTTCCCCTACCTTTTGACCGAAATCAGTCCATATATTGCCCTCAAACGGCTCTCCGTCTATGTAACGTGCCTTGTACTCCTCCGGGCTGCGCTTAAATAACGCAAGTTGGGAGTAGCTAACATACGGAATGCCGTCCTTATCTTTTTTTGGTAGGATCATATCCCAATTCGGTCTAGGATTTCTTGCTTGGCTTTCTCGAACCGCATAATGTACTCTGCCAAGTCCACTTCCCCGTCCAGGTGGACAGATTT